GAGAAAGTAGAAAATCCTAACGAATTGATGGTGACTTATAATGTAGTAAAATCAGAAGTAACAGGGTTTTTACCAAACACAATTCTTTTACATAGAAAGAAAGAAACAAACACATTGTATACAATCAATGCAGTCAATCATATTATCAAAGATGCTAACAATGGAATCTTAGATAAATCATACAGATTACAATGGGGCAATTATCGTAATTCGATTTTACTAACAAACAAAGACGGACTAAATACGATACACACAAGACTAAAAGAAATTATTGATTTACAAAAATAAATTAACGTTTTGAAATTTTGATTCATATTTATATATGAATGGTTACAAAAGTAACAATTAACAAATTAACAATTAACTAATAGGAGATTACGTAATGGATATTACAGCAATTCGTAAAAGGTTAGAACAACTTCAAACTTCTAATACTAAAACTAACAATCTTTGGAAGCCACAACCTGGTAAACAGGTAGTTCGTATTGTGCCTTATCAGCACAACAAAGACAATCCCTTCCAAGAACTTTTCTTTCATTATGATTTAGGTGGAAAGACTTATCTTTCTCCAATCACTTTTGGTCGTCCTGACCCGATTGAAGAGTTTGCTCAGAAACTACGTTCAAGTGGTAACAAAGAAGATTATCAGATAGCAAAGAAACTTATGGCAAAGATGAGAACATTTGCTCCTGTAATCGTTAGAGGTGAAGAGTCTGAAGGAGTTCGTTTTTGGGGCTTTGGTAAGATGGTTTATCAAGAGCTTCTATCTGTAATCGCAGACCCTGACTATGGTGACATCACAGATGCTATGAATGGTCGTGATGTAACGGTAGAATTTATTTCTGCTGAAGAAGCAGGAAAGAATTTTCCTGTCACTAACATTAGGGTAAAGCCGAATCAAACTCCAATCACAGATGACGACAAACTTCTTGACAAGTTGTTGAATGAACAACCAAACATTCAAGAGATGTATCAGGAACGTTCTTATGAAGAACTAACTGAAGTTCTTAATAATTGGTTGACTCCATCTGATGATGAAAAGGAAGATGACGGTGATTCTGTAACTACTGAAGTTCTTTCACAGAAAACGGTAAAAGATACTTCAGAAGCGTTCGACCAACTCTTTAATAAGTAAACAATAAGAAACAGAGGTGGTTTCTAAGTAACGGAACCACCTCTATTGTAAAGGATATGTATGGGTAAGACTAAAGACGATTTAGCTAATATATTAGCTGATGGTTTAAACAAAAAATTCAAGAATTATAAAGTAGCATATTTTCTTGATGGTAGTGATTCAACTCCTACAGACATTCGAGAGTTTTTATCTACAGGTTCAAGTATATTAGATTTGGCTATTTCAAACAGACCTAATGGTGGTATTGCTGTTGGTCGTATAACTGAAATTAATGGATTAGAATCAAGTGGTAAATCTCTACTCGGTGCTCACATACTCGCAGAAACTCAAAAGAAAGATGGTGTTGCAGTTTATATAGATACTGAAACAGCAGTTAGTGAAGAGTTTTTACAAGTTATTGGTGTTGATAGTAAGAAGATGTTGTATCTACATTTAGAAACCGTAGAAGATATTTTCGAAGCTATTGAAGAGATTGTTACTAAAGTTCGTGAAAGTGATAAGAATAGATTGGTAACTATATTAGTCGATTCAGTTGCTGCGGCGTCTACTAAATTTGAGATTGAAGCAGACTTTGATAAAGATGGATATGCAACACACAAAGCAATCATCATATCTAAAGCACTTCGTAAGATTACTCAAATGATTGGTAGACAACGTGTAGCACTTGTGTTTACTAATCAGTTAAGACAAAAACTTGGTGTGATGTTTGGAGACCCTTATACAACATCAGGTGGTAAGGCACTTCCTTTTCACGCTTCAACAAGACTTCGTTTAAAGAACAAAGGTCAAATTAAAGATGCACAAAAGAATACTATCGGTATGACTATAACTTCACAAGTTATAAAGAACAGATTAGGTCCGCCTTTGAGAAGAGCAGACTTTCCTTTGTACTTTGATAGAGGTATCGATGATAAAGCATCTTGGTTACAAGTGATGAAAGAATACAAACTTGTTAAACAAACAGGTGCTTGGTATACTTTAGAATATAAAGGACAAGACATCAAATTTCAATCAAAAGACTTCGAAGCTATCTTAGGAGAACACGAAGGACTTGAAGAAAAGTTATACAATGAAATTTGTAACGTTCTAATTTTAAAGTATGATACTTCAGCACTTGGATTAGATGATGTTGTAGAAACTGACAAACCTGTAGATGATATAGAGGACTTAGTATGAACATATTAATAACAGGCGGTGCAGGATTCGTTGGTACTAATTTAATTAGTAAAATCTTAAAAGAACAACCTGAAGCCGATATTCAAGTGTTGGATAATTATTCAACAGGATATCATTATAATCAGATAGATAGTGATAGAGTTAAATATCACGAATTTGATGTAGCAGACTATTTCTTCAATAATCATTTAAATGATATATTGGGTGAATGGAAACCTGACATCATATATCATCTTGCGGCTTTAGCGAGAATACAACCTTCTTTTAAAGAACCGATGAATACATTTTCATCTAACGTAGTAGGTACACAAAACATATTAGAATGGGCGAGAACGAATGGTAACATTCAAGTAGTGTATGCAGGTTCAAGTTCAACTCACGGAGACCACTTCGCAAATCCGTATACTTTTTACAAGTACAACGGTGAGTTGTTATGTGAACTATATTCTAAAGTCTATGACTTGCCTACTATAATAACAAGATTCTATAATGTTTATGGTGATTATATGATTCCTTCAGGTAGTGCATATGCGACCGTGATTGCTATATTCGATGAGTTAAAAGAAGCCGGTGAACCATTAACGATTACAAATGATGGTGAACAGAGAAGAGACTTTACTCACGTATTGGATATATGTAGTGCGCTGATTGCTTGTCAAGGAAGAACTGATTTGAAAGCAGAGTATTTTGAATTAGGTACAGGTAAAAACTATAGCATAAATGAACTTGTTGATTTGTATAAATCTGAAAGTGTTAATGTTGGCCCAAGACCAGGAGAAATGAGAGAGACTCTTTGTACAGATACAAATGCTCTTGAAATCTTAAATTGGAAAGCAACACACAAACTTGAAGATTACATAGCACAAAAAGTAAAAGAGTACGATGAAAAAACGATACTTGAGTCTGCTTGACGAAATAAAAAATAATCCGTCAAAGCCAATGGAGTTAAATGACCATGTGTTAGTAATAGATGGTCTAAATAACTTTATCAGATGCTTTAGTGCTATTCCTATGATGAGTGACAATGGTTATCACGTAGGAGGACTAATAGGGTTCTTGAGGTCGTTGAGTTATATAATAAAACTTATACAGCCTACAAGAATCCTAATAGTCTTTGATGGTAAGGGTGGTTCACAGAAACGAAGAAAACTCTTTCCTGACTATAAAGCAAATCGTGCTTTTAAATCTAAACTAAATCGTAAAGTAGAGTTTAGTAACGAAGGCGGTGAAAGACAATCTATGATACAACAGATGTCACGATTGATGGAGTATTTAGATTGTTTACCTGTACAAACTTTTTCGCTTGACAATATGGAGGCAGATGATGTAATTTCATATGTAGCAAATAAGGGAAAGTTTACCCGTTGCACCATAATGTCTACAGACAAAGACTTTCTACAATTAGTAGGCGATAGGATAAATGTATATAGTCCTTCAAAGAAGAAGTTATACAATACTGAAACTTTGATGGAAGAGTATAACATTCATCCTGAGAATTTTTTGATGTACAGAATGGTAGATGGTGACAAGTCTGATAATATAGATGGTGTACGTGGTATAGCATTGAAGACTCTGTTAAAGATTTGTCCTGAGATGTCAACTGAACCTGTAGCTTTGAAAGAGTTAGTTAGCAGAGATAATAGATTAGAAAATAATTTAGACATTTTGAAAAGAAATTTTGAATTAATGCAATTGTCGGACATAATTATAAGTGGTAATGCGAAACAAAAGATTCTTGACTTTGTTGAACAAAAGCCGAACTCTTTAAATAGTTTCAAATTTCGTCAAATGTATTTAGAAGACGGATTCTCAAATGAGATTAAAAACTTAGAAGTATGGTTGAGAGAAAGTTGGTCAACCTTAGACACACTTACACGTAATGGGTAGAAAGATAAAATATAAAACTGAAGAAGAAAAACGACAAGCCCAATTAAAGTGGTCACAAACTTATTATCTAAAAAATAGACAACGAGTTTTAGATAAAGCAAGACAACGTTATATGAATAAAAAAAATGAATTGTTAAAAAAGGAACTCTATGGCGAATAAAGAAAACTTGAATCAATATAGCCCTACGTTTCAATCAAAGGTAGTATCTTCTTTATTAAGTGATAATACATTTACTGCACAAATTTCTGATATTATGAATCCTGACTATTTTGAATCAGATTCAAATAAATTTTTAGTCAAGACTATAATGGAGTACTTTGTAGAATATAAAACAGCTCCTACACTTGAAGTATTAAAAGTTAAAACAGATGAAATACAGAATGATGTTTTAAAGGTAGCAGTAGTAGAAAGTTTAAAAGAATCTTGGCGACATATAGAAGCTACAGATTTAGACTTTGTAAAAGAACAAGTACTTGGATTTTGTAAGAATCAAACATTAAAGAATGCTATCATAGAGAGTGTTGATTTACTTGAAAACAAAGACTACGACAATATAAAAAGAATTA